ATATCCTCATTGCATTAATATTAAAGTTATAGTCCCAAATCTTTGATTCCTTCCATTTTAATTAAACCTATTAGTTCTTCATTTTCCATTACTTCATTTACAGTTAAGTTATATTTTGCACAAAGATCTTTGACTTTTTTAAAGAGAGAGAACCATGCAACAATCTTTTCAACTGGGAATGTTTGAATATCAAATTCTGGTGAAGATTCAACAAATTTAAAGACATCTAGTGGATCAGTTATTTCAGCCAATTGTGAAATTGTTTGACTTGCTTGAATTCTACCTTGTCTTTCAAGTTCTTTTCTTTCCTCATCAGAAATAATCTCTTTGACAGCAATATTTTTAGTCTGTTCATATTTTTGAATTTCAAGGTTTTCCTGAAATTCTCTCTTAATTCTTTCAAATTCAATTTCTTGATCAGAAATTTGTTTTTCTCTAAGTTCAAGTTCTCTTGCTTTTAATTCATTTTCTTCTCTTTCAAGTTGTATTTGCTTACTCTTATTTTCATAAGATTCTTCAATATTTTTTTTATTTTGTTCGATTTCTAAAAGAATATTTTCATTTTTCTTAATAAGTAATTGAATATCACTTTCAGATTGTTCATATTGATTTTGAATTTGGTGTCTTCTTTTTTCTACCTCTTTGAGTTCTAGATCTAATTTAGCATTCACAATTTCTTTTTCTTTTCTAAGTTTTTCAGACTCTTCATTTATTTTAGAAAGAATAAGACCAGACATTTCATCTGATTTATTTTTATATTCTTCAAACTCTTCTTCTCTAGTTTTGAGAAAATCTTTCCTATGTTCGATTTCTTGAATTAAAAGATCTTTATCCTTTTCAATTATATCAAAGTGAGATTTAAATTTATCTTCGATAGATTTTTCTTTCTCAATAAGTTTTTCTCTTGCTTTTAGTATTTCTTCATTTTCAGTCTTAAAAATCTCTTCAAACTTCTTTTCTCTAAGATTAATTTCTTCCTCGGAAATTAATCTCGCTTTTTCAATTTCTAAGAGTTCTTTTTCAATTTGAAGTTTTCTCTCTTGATTTTCTTTTTCAGTAATTATTTGAGAAACAATAACGCTATTTTCAGCCATCTTTGTTCTCAATCGTGCATTTTCTTCTGCAGTTTCCTGTATTTTTCTTCTTAGTTCTTCTCTTTCTCTTTCATATTCAAGAAGTTCTTGTTCTTGATTTTGTTGTTCAAGACGATGCTTTTCTTCATTATTGATTCGTATTTTTTCAATTTTTGGAATTTCTTCAAAAAAAGCATCAATATATTTTTGAATGATTTCAATATTTTCAATTTCTTCATTAGGATCTGTCGTTACAAACTCAATATGTCCTTTATTTCCATCCCATTGAATTGCATGAATATGCTGATCATTAAAATTCCACTCTTCTTCGCTGAGAATCAGTTCTCTCCCATCAATTCGGATAAATCCATCACTTGGAATAATTGTAATCTTCATTAATCATTCTCCCTGCAATTGTTGACTGTTTTGAGTAGTATCTTCAATTATATATTGATTTTGTTGTTCTTCAAAGACTCTAACTTCTTCTAGAGCATCTGACGCACTATAGAACATATTAGCAGCTGCTTCTAGGATATTTAGGTTGCTCTCATTTGCTTTTACCATTTCATTTCGGAATGACTCAACAGCTGCTCCAGTAGATCTTTGTTGTTGTGAATTTTCAATCAAAAGCATTGGAAGAAAATTCACAGTGCAACCCCACTCATCTACTTCTTGTCCGGTATTTGGATTATATCCACGAATATAAGTATACCAAGAACACTTATTTTCAATACAATCTTTTTTAATTAATGGGCAGTATTTACCTTTCATAATAAATTTTTATTTGATGTAAAATAATTATAGTCTATTTAGTTAAAATAGCAAAGTATAACGTCAATATACTGAACTCTAAGAGTTATTGAAGTACTTAATGGAGCAAGTGATATATTAAAAGGATGATTATGTGCCTGACCACCACCTACAGAACTACTATCGGGTCCAGTATTATCTGTACCACGAATCTGTCCTCCTGGTACTAAAATTCGAGTAACATATCTAGAATTATTTACCTGAGGATATCTAACAGCAAGAGGTTGTGCGTATGGAACATTTTTGTTCGCAACGATTCTCTTATCTGCAAGAACTCTTGTGTTCGCAACAATTCTCGTATTTTTAGGAACAGTAGTATTGGTTGGTGTCCTGTTAATTTTTGGATATTGCTTATTTGCTGTTTTTTGATATGATCTAAATTCTCTGTTTACAACTACTTTTACTGAACGAGCAGGTGTTCGATTTGGTTGTTGGTATGGTCTAGATGTTGGAACTTGAGTAGTTAAAGGAAATCTAGCAGCAACACGAGCATTTGCTTGTGGTGTTTGAGATGCTTGGAGAGAGGATGGTGTTCTTCGATTTTCTACTGTTGGAGATTGAAATTGAAAGGGAGCTTGAAAAGAATAAGGTTGTCGTCTCTCTACACGACGCCCCTGCCGTCTTGGAAATGGATTTTGGATGTTATTTCTCGCAGCTCTTCCTCTACGATTTGGAGCACGATCATTATATGAAGCTCTAACAACCTCTCTTCTTGTGACTTGCCTATTCAGTGGATTTGCTCTAGTTAATGGATTTGATATATTTACTGGATTTGGGTTTTGTCTATTTTGTGGGTTTGGGTTTCGTCTATTTTCTGCGGTTCTAAATGGGTTTTGTCTATTTTCTGGGTTTGCATAATTTTTTTGTGCTAATACTCGTTTTGGTGCCTGAATTGGATTTTGATATTCTACGGATTTAGCATAAGTTGTAGTATAAGGCTTTCGATATTGCGATGGATTTGGATTATTAATTGGATTTTGTACGTTATTTGGTTGCTGATATACCGATGGTTGTCTAAAAGATTGTGGCTGTCTATATGATTGTGGCTGTCTATATGATTGTGGTCTTTGATAATTAACTATAGTATTATAAAATGCTCTTGTTCCATATGATATTGGACTTCTTTGCGAATACCTAGAAGGAGTTGCTGGTCCAGCTGCAAAATTAGCATTTACAGATCCTGCAGTATGAGTATGGGAAGCAATTTGAGTTGTAGTTAAAGTATAATCACCAACACCACCACCCATAACAACTGTGGTGGAAATAGGAATTGCATTAACTGGAAAAGTAGCAGTAAATGGATTTGTGCCTCCTGTAGCACTACCAACACCACTTACTACTCTTAGTGCTTTATTATCATGATCCGTTTTTTTAACCCAACCAGTTGGAGCAGAAGCTTGATAAAATACCATTGTAGTTTGAGATTCTACAATGCCGTATTTGCTATAAAGATTAGAGGTGTCTGAAAATATTAATCCAGATAAATTTAATACAGCCATTAGTTAAATCTACAAATAATAACGTCTATGTACTGAACTCTAAGATCTATACTTGTCGAAAATGGTGATGGAGATGGATTAAATGGGTGAGTATGTGCTTGCCCCCCTCCAGCTGGTCCAGTAGCTGGACCAGCAGCATCTGTTGCTCTTCCACTAATTGATGGTGTTCCAGGTCTTACATTAACAGCAGTACCAGCAGCATGAGCATGTGATGGAAGTTGGGCAAGAGTAAGAGTTGTATCCCCAACAGATCCAGCAGAAGATACACTTCCAGTTATTGGCTTTGGAGAATTTGGAAAAACTGTAGTGAAATTTGATCCACCAGGACCTGAAGTTCCACCAGAACCAAATCCACCACCAGTTCCAGAAACAACTCTAAGTGCTTTATTATCATGAGTTGTTAACTTGGTCCATCCTGTTGGAGCAGCTGCTTGATAAAAGACGGAAACGCTATTTTGTGGTATGATTCCATACTTCGATAATAAAGAAGTACCATCGCTAAAATTAATACCATCAACATTTAATACTGACATCTATCCTCCACTTCTTACTTTGATTAAAGTTTTTTATTATTTAGTCATGAAGCACTCATATTGAATGATATAGAGATTCTTGGTTCATTACTTTCATTTGGATCAACATAGTGAAGAATATGAGATGGAAAGGCATAAAAATATCCTGGTTTTGGTTGAAAAGCAAATTCAGGAGAATAATTTGTTCCTTCATATAACAAATGATGTATTGATCCATCTGCTCTAACAAGATGCAGTCCCCCTTGATTTTCTTTAATTATAGGATAATATATAACAATCAAATCACATTTTGGGTGACTGTGTATAACATTATAGTTTTTATTTTTATTAATGTTTATCCAAAAATGTGGAGACCTTTTATCAAAAAGGGCAGTACTTTTAAGATCTTCAACAATAAGATTGGAAAACTCTATAGCTCGATATGAAAGATCAATAATACTAGATAGTTCACCGTGAATAGATATATCTTCCGTCGTATAAACTGGACTTTGCCATCCACCAATATTTGATTTATTTACTGACTCATGATTTTCACTAAGGTCAAAGCATTGTTTAATAATTAAATCATTATCAATATTGCAAACTTTACAACTAAAAAGAACTGTTGGAAATATATCAATTCCATCAATTTCATCAAATTCAATATTATCTGGTTCTGGTATACCAAAAGATCTATGAGAGTGAGAGGTCATATCAATTAAAAAAGAAAACTTGATTTATTCTAAATTCATTAAAATATCTATCACTATCTATATTCATTCCATGATAGTATTTTGCACCGTCAAACATAACAAATCTATTAAAACTTGATTTAAATGATGCGATTCTAGTCCAATAACTTTTATCTATCCAGGGTCTTTTATGTTCTGGAAGAGCATCATGTAATGGGTCATATATTGCTTCTCTGTACAAGTTAGTACCAATTTCATTATCCGAATCATAATTTAAATAAACAATACCATTATATCCAGAATCTACATGAGGCCACCACCAACAAGTTTTATAATCATTAAAGTTATTTTTATAAAACAAAGTATGATTAGTAACCAATCTACCACTATCTTGTGATTTTCCTCTACCAGGATCATTTTTTTCTATAAAACTTCCTAGTTTTTCATAAACATTTATCAGAGAATCATATTTGATCATATGTCTCCTATCTTCAAAGTGAATCATGTTGAAAGTATTTTTATCAAATTCTTTCCAAACGGGAGGTTCTTTTGATAGAATTTCTTTTAATACTAGATCTGGATACTTGTAAAAGTTATCCATATAAAAGATAAAAGAATTTTCAAATTTTTCCACCTTCATGTTGGAAAAATCATTCAATTCCCAAATGTCAGTACTCATATTATTAAGAATCGCCAAGATTAAAGTTCTTTAATGATTTATCATCATACATCAAATCAATTTTATTTTCAAGTTCGTATAAAGAATTAGTAGTTTCTATATTTTCTTCACTTAATCTTTTAATTTCCGAGCGCAACCAAACATTTTTATCTTCAAGATCATCAATCCTATCCATAAGTGATTTTATCCACTCATGAAGAGAAATATCATAGTCATCTACTTTATATGAAGATGCCCAATCATCAAAAATATCTTTTATTCTGGATAACATTTAACCCTCCACCCAATTTGGTTTCCTTTCTGGTATTTTTATATAATTATCTTTTACCCAAGGTTTAGAAGCAATATACATTTTATATGCAGTAAATGTATCAATACTATCATCAAATTTCCACTCTTCAGGCATAGCACGAGCAAATGGAGTCACTTCTGTAATTTTCCCCTTTGGGAACAAGTAAAAAGCATCTACTAGGGTTTTGTAGCAGGAGTGAACTTTATTATACCGAAGAGTATATTCATCACATAAGTTCAATCCATGTTTAATCAACCAATATGCGTTATGTATACTTCCCATTGCCCATTTAGTGCATGGATGATTACGAAATGCACCTTTTTCGGTTTTATATGGAGTATGATCTGTTTTATATAGAAAACCATATCCATGTCCCCATTTTTCAGATGCGACAATAGAAAGCATCTGACAGCATTCTAAAGGCATCTTTACGATATGTTTATCTGGAAGACAAATAGCACTCTCTGCTGGCCAAGGGGAAGTTACAAAGATGTTCATAGAATACCGATTTCTTTTAGATAATTTCTATATCTCATATATCTTATCATGCTTGGTTGCCCAGGAACATCCAACTGATAACAAATTTCACAATAACAAAGCCACTCATACCAAGGAGTACTTGGGTCATGAACATGATAAGGAAAAGGTTCCTTAAGATTTTGATTTTTTGTTTTCATTTACTTTTACAACCGTTTCATGAAGTTGCTTGAGTGCTTCAACTGTTTCTGGAGTTTCTTCCCAAACCCAGCTGTTACCATTTTTGTCCACGAAAGTACGTTCAGTCATAATTTTAAAAAATTAGGCAATAGTATATTATCACATACGAGTTATGTAGTCAATAAAATCATCTGGACCATAGATTCCAGGATCATCATGAAATTGTACAGTAACAGGAATCTTAGTATTGTAATGAAACTTCATTATCCAATGATATACTTTTACTGTCATTTCCTTACCAGTTGATACAAATTGAAAATAATCATGTTCATCACCATTTGCATCGACCCAAGTTCTAGTGCAGCAAATCACATTTGATTCATTTGGTTTCATCCAATATGGAAAAATTTCTTCTTCCATTAACCAAGAACAAACATACCCTCTACATGGATCTTCTGGTCTTTTTTCATAAATTGAACATCCAGTTTTGCACAAATAAAAACATGGTTGACCTGGAAAAAACTCATGACCATGAGCTTCTCCAGATAACCATCCTTCGCAACATGCAGTACATCCACCACACTCTCTTTTTTTGTTAGGCGATGATATAAAAGAATGTTTCACAACTTTCCACCTACTTTACCTTCATAAGTTTTGGATTCAGAGAAACCCTCCTGCCGTCCTTTAAGATAAAAACGGGTAGCTGATACACATTGGTCTTCAGTGAGAGATGTAATGAGTCCATTTCCTTCTTTATCGGTAGAATACCAGAGTCCATATTTTTTTTGTTGAACATAAAAACAGTCATCATACAGAGTTCCTTGGTTTTGTTTTAGATTTTTTGATTCCAATTGCTCCATATTCTCTGAGTCTTTTTGCATATCGTTCTCTGTAGTCATCATATGGAAAATAAGCGTTGTGTTCTAATTTTTTGTTGCCGATTTTAATAAACCATTCCAAAGCAAACGGGAATAATTCATGAAATTGTTTTGTTGCGGTTGTTTCTACTTCTTTTTTATTCATCTTTTAGATCTTTAAGATTATACTGCTCCATAAGTTCTTCAGCGAGCTTCATAGATCTTTTCCACATTAAATATTTTACCACAGGATTTGATGGATTGTAAATTATCCACCATTTTATTTTTTCATACCAAACTCTGAAAATTTTAGATAATAAAACAATAAATGTTGCGAAGCTATTATCAGTAAGAATAAAGTAAAGAAGAATAGAAAATATAAAAAGAGATGTGTAGTATGTATTCATTTAAACTCTTCATCCCTTCTGGATTTTAGATAATTCAGTACTTCTTCCCTCCACTCCATAAGTTCATAAAAACAATTCTGATTGTGAGCACATTGTCTGAGTTCTTGATCTGCTTTAAGAACACTTTCGGTGAAAAGAGTGAGAGCTCTTTCTCTTTTTTCTTTCTTTTCCATTTGATTTAGTAAAAAATTTCTTCTAATTTTTCATTATCTATACAAAATCCAAAGACCCACAGTATTCTGTTCTTTTTTCCAACAGTCGCAGTAACCTCATGATGCAATTCAGATACAATATAACATAAAAGATCACCTTCTTCTATATCATATTCTACATTCTCAATTATCGTAACACCTCCACTATCAGATTTTTGACTTATTATATTGCAATGTAAGGTATAGGTATTTTCAAAATACTCAGGATCTATGTGATTGCATATCGATCCTCCCTCAAAACCTATACCATTTACAATACCATCAACAAAAGATGGTGGTTTTTTACAATTTTCTAAATGAAAGAATTTTATTATTCTGTCTTGAATATCATACGATACCTTTGGATAATTTATGAATATATTTTCAGATTTGTGATCAATTTCATTACAAAGTCTTGTAGTAAATCTAGATCCCTCCAAATATGGATCCATATGAGCATCCTTATAATATTGAAAATTATGCTCAAAGTTATCTAAACACCACTCATTCAGAATTTTAAGTTCTTCTTTTTTTGCAAAGTTCTTGATTACTTTTACATACATTATTCATTTGCCCTAATATTAAAGGATATGCTAATTTT